TATTCCTTTAATAAGAATTCCTTATTGACATTTAAATGAATTAAATATAAAAGATTTATTATTAGAAACTAGCGATTATATAATATAATATCGCAGCAAAAAATGCTGGTATCCCAATTATAACAGAAGAAGAATTGCAATTAATGTTTTAATACTTTGATAACATAAAAATTTTTGTGTAAAATATAATTATGAAAGATAAAAAAAGAAAAATAAAAGAAATAGCTCATAAAATCGTAGAGTTAGAAAAACTGTTATATAGTGGAAATACAGACTTTGTAAAAAGAAAAGAATATATAACACAAATGGAACGATTAACCGAGAATCTTTCACTCGGAGAGTTATTAGAAATTGATGAGTATATACTAGAAAACCAATTATTGAAAAAGTAAAAATTTTTAGTTATAATACTTATGTAAAATAAAAAAATAAATAAAAGAAAAAAGGAGAAAAGATTATTATGTTAAAACCAAATAGTAAATTAGTTTATGATTATGTAAAAGCAAACGGAGCAAAAAATATTACAGCTGCTGATATCGCTGATGGAACTGGATTACCAGTTAGAAGTGTAAACGGAATCGTTACTTCTGCATTCCAAAGAAAAGGATTAATGGAAAGAATCGCTGCTGAAGTTGAATTAGAAGATGGAACTCATAAAACAGTTAAATTCATCAAATTAACTTCTGAAGGTGAATCATTTGATCCTGAAGCTGAAGACGCTGAATAATTATAAATAAACTAAATAGAATAGAAGGTTGGAGTCGAGGTTAAACTCGACTCTTTATTTTTGAAAGGAATAATTATTATGAAAGATATTTTTATAATAGGTTTATTATTAATTTGTTGTATTTTATTAATTATTAATATATTTAAAAAACATAAATTTTTAGAAATTGATAATAATACAATAGAAAAAAATAAAAAATTAGAAATTGAAAAAACTATTAAAATTAAAGAGCTTGAAGGAATAGAACATGATATTACAATAAAAAAAGAAGCTTTAAAAGCTACAGAAGAATTAACTAAAAATATAAATGCGGCCGCCCATGAAGCATTTAGCCAGTATTGTGATAGTTTAGAACAGGAATATAATCATATAGAACTAGAACATGATGATGCTATTCAAATATTAAGAAAAAGTTATGATGACTTACAAGATATATTAATGCTTAAGGTCAAAAATATTCAATCTGATTTAGATAAAATTACCGCAACTCGTGCTGCCGCAATGGAAGCACAATTAAAAGAAGAAGAAATAAAAAATAAACAATTCTTCTATTGTCCCCAAGTTCCAGAAGATGAACTTAAAGATGCGAAAACATTACGTGATATAGAATATAAATTAAATAACCCAAGAGTATTAAGAATGCTTATATGACAAACATATTATCAAAAACCTATGAATCAAGTTTGTGCAAATGTCTTAGGAGCAGCGACCGCCAATATATGTGGTATATATAAAATAACTAATCAAAAAACAGACCTTGTATATATAGGTCAAGCTGTTGATATGTCTACTCGTTGAAAAAATCATGCTAAAGCTGGACTAGGAATAGATACTCCCGCAAATAATAAGTTATATAAAGCAATGCAAGAAGATGGACTTGAAAATTTTTCTTTTGAACTTTTAGAAGAATGTAATCGTGAAGAGCTTAATGAAAAAGAAAGATTTTATATAAATTTATATCAATCTGACCAATTTGGTTATAATTCTAATCAAGGAATAAGTAAGTAATTTGATAATTACTTATTTTTTAGTTATAATATAAATGTAAATAAAAAAAGATTTCTTGAATTAACGCAGCGTAGCATTAATTTGACATATAAGAAATTTTTTGTTATAATATAGTAGAAATAATTAAATCATAAGATAAATAAAAATGAATTAAATTATTTTGAAAAGAAAAAGAAAATTAAAATAAGGAGGAAAATTAAAATGAGAAAACCACAAAATGCAGAAAGAATTGAAGGAAGAATTTATCAACATGATTTAACAATTAAACAAGTTCAAAATCAAGCATCTGAAAATTTTGGAAAAGATTTTATTGCTGGAAATATTGAAGTTGCAACTGACGAAAATTGTTTAAATGTTATTAAAGTTCATTTTACTTATGTAACACCAACAAATAAGTCAGGAGCTGAAAATAGAACTTATAAAGTTTTAAAACAAATTATTGATGAAAATAAGACTATTACTTCAGTAGGAAAAGACAATGCTACAAAAGTTAGAATTGATACAGCATTAGCATTAAATGATTTTTATAATCAAAATAATGAATTAGTATCAGCAAAAACTAATGAAGGTGGATTTGTTACAATTATTAATGAATTAGGAGAAGAAAAAGAAAGAAATCGTTTCACAGTAGACATGGTAATTACTAATGTTACTCATGTAGACAAAGATCCTGATAAACATATTGATGAAGATTATACTTCAGTAAAAGGAGCTATCTTTAATTTTAGAAATGATTTATTACCTATAGAATTTAAAGTTAAAAGTGCTGAAGGTATGAAATATTTTGAAGATTTAGGAGCTACTAATGCTGAACCTATATATACAAAAGTTTGGGGAAATATAGTATCTGAAACTAGTACTACAACTCAAGAAGTTGAAAGTGCATTTGGTGAACCAGCTGTTAGAACATTTAAGAATACTAATAAAGAATGGGTTATTACTGGAACTGCAAAAGTACCTTATGACTTTGGAGATGAAAATGTATTAACAGTTGATGAATTAACAAAAGCATTTCAAGACAGACAAGTATATTTAGCAGATGTTAAGAAGAGAGCAGATGAATATAAAGCTGGTAAAGCTGCATCTACACCTGCATCATCTACAACTGCAACTACAGCTACTAAAGCAGCCGATTTTAAATTTTAATTTCGGCTTTCTTTAAGCTTATATTAGAATAAAGGAGGAGTTTAGATGGCTATAGATTTATTAAGTCTACAACCACATAAAGTTAGTAGAGATTTACGCGGATATAGTGTATTCTTTTATGGAGAACCAAAGAGTGGTAAAACTACTACTGCCGCACATTTTCCAGAAGCTTTATTATTAGCTTTTGAAAAAGGTTATAATGCTATTCCAGGTATTATTGCTCAACCTATTAACAAGTGGTCTGAATTTAGACAAGTTTTAAAAGAATTAAAAAAAGATGAAGTTAAATCAAAATATTCAACAATTATTATAGATACTGTTGATATTGCATATGATTATTGCACAAAATATATATGTGATAGTGCAAAAAGATCAGATGGCGGATTCGGTGTTGATTCAATTAGTGACATCGGATATGGAAAAGGCTATGGTATGGTTAGTCAAGAATTTGATGAATGCTTAAGAAGTATTGTTCAAATGGATTACGGACTAGTACTAATTAGCCATGCAACAGACAAAACTTTTAAGAATGAGAGTGGAGAAGAATATAATCAAATAGTTCCAACTCTTGATAAAAGAGGAACAAATATAGTTTCTCGTATGGCAGATATTATTGGATATTCTAGAGTAGTTTCTACTGATGAAGGAGATAAGACAATGCTATTTATGAGAGGAACTAATAGATATATGGCTGGATCAAGATTTAAATACACTCCAGACTATATAGAATTTAATTATAAAAATCTTGTAGATGCAATAGCAAATGCAATAGATGAACAAGCTAAAGAAGATGGCGCTCAATATTTTACTGATGAAAGAAGTAATTTATATCTTCCAAAAGATGATGAGTTAGATTTCGATAAGCTAATGAATGACTTCCAAGATTGTATTAATAGATTAATCAAAACTGCAGGAGATAGTTTTGATGAAAAATACACTCCTAGAATTACTCAAATTACAGAGAAATATTTAGGACGTGGTAATAAAGTAAGTCAATGTTCAAGAGAACAAGTAGAACAATTATCTTTAATTGTTGAAGATTTAAAAGAATTAGAAAAAATGAATATCTAATTTTTATATAAGAAGGGCGTTTTAGTGACGTCTTTTTGATTTTTCTTTAAATAAATAGTATAATATATATAAGAAAAATTATATTTAAGGAGGTGCGGAAATGGCTAAATTATTAGCTAAATGTATCTACTGCGGAGAACAATTTGATCGTAATCAAGAAGAATGAGTTGCAATAAATGCAAGAAGATATGCACATAAAAGATGTCATGATATTGCAGAGGCAGGTAAAACTCAAGATGAAAAAGATTATGAAGTATTATGTAGTTATATAAAGCAAAAATTTAC